AATCAAGATGGTGCCACCATCGCGCGTACAGGTGCAAACGACAAAAACTTTTTAGTCATTCGTTTTGTGTGTAGAAAACCCAATTTGTAATTTTCTCTATTTAAAGTAGTATACCATGTCCGCTGGTATTGTTCAATTGATTGCTGTTGGTGCTCAGGATGAATACATCATGGGTAATCCAGAGATATCTTTCTTTAGTTCAACATTCAAACGACATGCTAATTTTTCACAGTCCATCGAAAAACAAGTGATCCATGGACCTGTGAAAAACAATTCTATGTCCAGCGTTCAATTCGAACGGTCTGGTGACCTTCTCGGTTATGTGTATTTCACTCTCGACGATACTACCCAAGCTCTCGACATTCAGCGTTGGGACACGATCATCGATAAAGTGGAACTCTACATCGGCGGTTCTCTCATCGATAGCCAAGATGCCATCTTCACTGAAAAGATTGCCATTGATACGTTCGCTCAAAATGTTTCCAAAAGTGCGAACGGAACACACCCAGGTGTGAGCGCTCGATCCTACTTTTACCCCCTTCGTTTTTTCTTCTGCGAGGGTCCTCAATGCGCTCTCCCTCTCGTCGCCCTCAATTACCACAATGTAGAGATTCGCATTCATTGGGCAACTGCTGCGTCCAACTATAACGTGGAATGTTACGCGAACTATTACTATCTCGACAACGAGGAACGTGGTAATATCGCGAGTCGTAAACACGATCTTCTCATCACACAGGTGCAAAAAAATATCGCATCGGGTGCGGTTGTACAAGACCTCACATTCAATCACCCTGTAAAATATCTCGCGTCATCAGACACGACCACAGATGGCGCCCTTACTTCACCCACGAACAAAGTTAAGTTAAACATCAACGGTCTTGATGTAGGTAATTACAGATGGGGTAAACCCCACTTTATCGATGTGATGAACTATTATCACACGAACTTCGTGACTTCCCCAGATTTCTTTCTCTATTGCTTCTGTCTTTCGACCAGTTCTCTCCAACCCACTGGAACTCTCAACTTCAGTCGTCTCGACTCAGCGAAGATTATGAGTGAAAGTATGCCTATCAATGATCCTATATACGCAGTCAACTACAACATCTTACGTATCGAGAACGGAATGGCGGGACTCATCTATGCAAATTAAAATACCAAGCTATATTAAATGGTCAAGAACTTACCGACGGTGGAACGTTCAACCAAAATTCGTTTCGGTAGAAATGTGCCTGACTCGGATGTTCAGGCGGAAAATACGATCGTTTTTAATGCCAGTAACACACTGGTGACCACGCCAAACAGTGGGAGTATTTATATGTCACCCGTTCGATTTAGAGATGATTTTTCAGACACGAATATTGTTTTAATGATGTATAATCGTGCAACTGGTGAATTATCTGAATCTGGTGAAAGTGCATCAAATCTTGTTGGTGGTCAAACGTTACAAGCTACGACTGAACGTGGTAATACGAGTACGCGTACTGTACAACTCACGAGTCCTACGACTGGTTTAGTCACCACAGGAAAAGTTGGTATCGCTAATACACTCCCTCAACACACTTTGAGTGTGGGTTCAAACTTGTACGTAGATGACACAGGTTCTAATGTCTTGGTTGTGTCTGGTGGCATTTTACTGGATGGAAATTTAACAGTCAACGGTGGTGTAACGTCGATTAGTACAGAAAATCTTAAGATCAAGAATGATATTATCGAATTGGGTCAAAATAATACATCCACTGATACGACATTAGATCTAGGTCTCATCATGACTCGTCCACAATCTAACGTGACTATCGGTTTCCGCGAAGAGACTGACGAGATTGTGATGGGTTTCACAGAGAGCAGCGCTGATAGTAATGTGATAACACCTATCACGAGTGAAGACATCAATGTACACATTTACGGTCGTCTGTATACTGAAGCCAACGTTGGTGTACTGAATACGAACCCAATGCACACGTTGGATGTGGGTTCGAACTTGTATGTCGACGAATTTGGTTCAAACATTCTAGTCGTGTCCGGAAACACGTACACGAGTGATATCCTCTCTGTGGGAGATAAATTGGGTGTCAAGACGACAGATCCAGATGCCGAACTTCACATCGTGGGCAACGCTTACGTGTCTTCCAATCTGACCGTGGATACCGACACTCTTCACGTAGATGCGACAAGGAACTCTGTAGGAATTGAGACTAAAAATCCACACGCGAATCTTCACGTCGTGGGTAATGTGTACGTAAGCTCAGACTTCACTGTGGATACCGATACTCTCCACGTAGACTCCACAACTAATTCCGTTGGTATTGAAACTAAAAATCCACAAGCGAATCTTCACGTGGTAGGCAATGTATACGTAAGCTCAGATCTTACTGTGGATACCGATACTCTCCACGTGGATGCGAGTGGAAACAAGGTTGGTATCAAGACTAAAAGTCCAGATGCTGAGCTTCATGTGGTGGGTAATGCTTATGTGTCTTCCAATCTGACCGTAGATACTGACACTCTCCACGTGGACTCTACAACTAATTCTGTTGGTATCGAAACTAAAAATCCACAAGCGAATCTTCATGTGGTGGGTAATGTCTATGTAAGCTCCGATCTGACCGTCGATACAGACACCTTTCATGTAGATTCTGTGAACAAGCGCGTTGGAATTGAGACCAAGAATCCAACTTCTAATCTACATGTCGTGGGCAACGCCTACGTGACCTCTAATATAACCACCGATGGTACCCTCAATCTTAGACATCCCACGACGGCTCTCATCACAGATCTCACCTCAAATGTCGAAGTGAAAATAGATCAATTGGCGAATGTCGAACTCACGGGTACAGTTGCTGATCAACTACTCGTGTATAACGGTCAAGACTGGACAAATGAATATCCACTTCACACGTATATTCGAATTTGGAATGACGCGGGTGTCGATCTCTCGAGGGGAGACGTAGTTTATGTGAAAGGGGTGCAAAATCAAAATGTGGTGAGAGTGGGTCTCGCTAGAGCCAATAGTCCAACTACAATGCCAGCGATAGGTATAGTAAATGATCTCACGATTGCACAGGATGGAGAAGGTATCGCCGTTGCATATGGTAGAGCACAAGGTGTGGATACATCGGGGTTTATCGAAGGTGAAACGGTCTATGTGAGTAACGTCGTAGCGGGTGGATTGTCAAATGTGAAACCATATGTCACTGACAGTATACCGGAGTTAATTCAAAATGTCGGTGTAGTGGTTAAAAAGGGTGAAACTAATGGTACTATCTTCGTAACTGGTATCGGTCGTGCGAATGATATTCCTAATGCTCAAATCGTTCTCGATGAATCTGACATTAACTATGTGTACGTCAATAATGTGAATAATGATTTCAAGAAGATCTTACCAACAAATCTTCTTACTCAACTCCAAACGTTCGAACAAGTTTCTGCTGCTGGAAACGTAGTCTCTAATGTCATGGAATTTAACAACGCAACGACGGGTCTCGTGACCGTCGCCAATGTCGAAGTGGGTTCGAATATATCGGTAGCCGGTCTCATCGACAGTACGAACAAACACGTTCCTATGGTGGGTCTTGACGGGTACCTCGAAAAGTCACCCATTTATTTCACACCGGGAGGTACATACGTCGTGTCCGCCGCCGAAGCTGAATTTTTAGGTAATCTCACATTGAGTGGTAACACGACCATTCTCAACTCCGAATCCGTGACCATCTCAGATCGCATTTTCGGTGTCGCAGCCAACAACAGTACGACAGAGTTAGATAGCGGGTTCATGATCGAACACCAAGAAAATATAGGTGGTGAGTTAGAGTACGCGAACGTCGCCCTCATTTACCACGCAGTCGATCATAGGTTCTCTCTGAGTTACACACAAAACACATTCACGGACAATCACATTCTTCACTTAGATGATGAGACTCACAGAATGCTCATAGACTTGCACGGAAATGTACAAGTTCGTCACAATTTAGATGTTATAGAAACCCTTGATGTTACGGGGGCGACGAGCCTCGCGAGTGATCTCACAGTGGGTGGCGCTTCCAACCTTTTCGTAGATGTGAGTACATCAAGGGTGGGTATAAACGAGGCTTCTCCACAAAAGTCTCTCGATGTCAATGGTGACGCGAGAGTACAGAGTACCACCGATACTGTAGTCAATACAGCAGGCGCCTTGGTGGTATCGGGTGGTCTCGGTGTGGCTTCTAACATTCATTCCACAAACGTATATGCAGGGTCTCATGTGGGTATAGGTACAGTGGCGACGACTCGACCCGTTCATGTAGTAGCGAATAGCGTCGGTGGTGTTTACGTGAATGGTGCTGGTAATGATGCTCGTTTGGGTCTCGAAGCCACAGGAATAACCGCCGATCCAGTCGTTTCATTCAACATAGATGGTGGTGAATCCTTTTCCGTGGGTATCGATAACTCTATAAACGACACGTTCAACATCGCAAATCATGTCAGTGATGTAGGAACGAATGCAAGGATGACCATAACCCCAGCGGGTATCACGACCATCACGAACACTACGGATGCTACAAGCACAACAGATGGAGCTTTAATAGTCTCGGGTGGTTTGGGAGTTGCTAAGGGCATCTATGGTGCTACTGTCAACGTGACTGATGAGACTCAAGCGTCCTCGAACACTACAGGTGCTGCGATTGTTTCAGGTGGTTTAGGTGTCG